TTGTAATTGTTGATCCACATTTTTTAATGATGTTAGAATCGTCTGAAACTTTTTGTATGTTATCTGTTTTAATTATACTTGCCATAATTTAATTCCTATTGAAACTTATATCTTATTATTACCACTCCTGATCCACCAGCTCCTCCAACAGATGGAGAAGTTGCCCCAGATGTATTCTGACCTGCTCCACCACCTCCTGTATTAGCTGTTCCTGCAGCACCTGTGCCTGGATAAGGATCAACTGCTGAAGCACCACCACCAGTACCTCCTGATCCTGCTGAACCTGGAAAACTAGGCGATGGATCACCTGTTGCTCCTCCACCTCCACCTCTTGCTACTGGTGAACCTGTTATTGAACTAGCAACTCCGTTACCTCCATCTCCACCAATACCTGTTCCTGGAGAAGGAGTGCCTGCTGCACCTGCTCCACCACCTGCTCCACCACCTTCGCCTGCTCCGTTTAATTGTGAAGAATGTCCACCTGGATTTCCTTGAGCCGGTGATACTGGAGGAGTATTACCTGCTCCAAAGTTTGCACCACAATCTGGACCGCCTCCTGGTCCTGATCCACCTCCACCTGAACCACCTGCTTTACCTGATCCTACTGGACCTGGGGCTTGATTACCACCACCTGCTCCGCCACCACCTGCTGATGATATTGTTGAAAAAACTGAAGCTGAACCACTATCTCCATCACCATTTGTTGCATAAGGATTAGCAGTTCCACCTGCTCCTCCTGCTCCAACTGTAATTGGATAAGTTTGTACAGCTACTGGTAAAGCTGATACACAAGCTCCTAAAGGTGAAGCTGAATAAGATCCTGATGCAGCGCCTGATGATTCTCTATAACCACCAGCACCACCTCCGCCTCCACCCCATTCACCAATTGCTCCACCGCCTCCACCTGCTACAACTAAATAATCTACTGTGTTTGATCCTGAAGAAGTGCCTGAATTTGAAACTGCAAAACAACCACTTGCAGTAAATGTATGAATTTTAAAATCTCCACAGGTAGTAATTGTTCCACCTGTTGCTGCAACAAATGATTGTCCTACAACAGTATCATCTGTTTGTATATTTAACCAACCTTGTGTGCCATCAACATAAACTAAAGTAATTGAATCTCCGTTTGTATTTAAAGTGGCATCCAAACACTCTGAACCTATTTTTGATCCATTTCTTCCAACAGTTACATTGTTTGAAGAAAATGTGCTTGCGTAATCTTTTATTGATACTATGTCTCCAGCAGATGGAGAAGCTGGTAATGTAACAGTTACCACTCCACTTGTAGTATTTACAAAGTAACCTTTGCCTGAAACAGATGTAAACGGAGATGTTTTAGCTGTTGTACACCAATCTACAGTTCCAGTACGACCAAAACCTGTTTGAGATGCACCACTTGCAAGTGTTACAGTTTTACCTGACGAACCTAAAGTTAATGTAGATCCGCATTGTGTATCAACTTGATTTACGTTTATCTTACTCATTAAACTATTACTAATGTTCCTGTTACTGTTACAGTATTAACAAAAGTTACTGGTCCTGCAAGGACAGCATTTTCTAATACCATATTTTTATCTAAAGTTCCTGCATGATGATAAACAGTTTCTGTTGCTGGTTTATCGCCAATAAAATCTTGTTCAAAAATATTCATCTATTCTCCTTATGTGCTAATTGAGTCAACTCTACTAATCCAAACATCTACACTTGATGCAGTATTAGATTGTCCTTTTAAAACATCTGTATTCTGCATAACGACTTTAGAACCTGACTGAATTAGTTCAACTGAACTTGCAGCAGGTAAACTTAAGTCTTTAACAAGGTATCTATCTGTAGAGCCATTCTCTGAAATCCATACACTAACAGTTACTGCTGATGTAAGAACATTAGCAAGTCTTAAACCAACAATAGCATCATCACTATTAGCTGTTAATAATGTAGTTGCTGTGTTTGTTATTTGACCGCCTGTTGATTCAAAGTCCTGTGCCATTTTTCCTCCTTATAAAGCTATTGCCATAGCAGTTGCAAATCCTTTTGAAGCTGCATCTGTTATTTTACTTACGTTAATATTATTTACAGCAAGATTGATCGTTCCGCTAGTAGTAATTGGTGAACCAGTTACTGTAAATTCTGATGATCCTGCGTCTGCTACAGCTACTGAACTTACAGTACCTGTAAACTGAGGTTGAACCTGTGAAAAAGTAATGTTTACACTACCAATAGTACCACCAGTATCTGTTGTGCATAAAAATATTGTATCTTCGTTTGTTGTTCCTTCTTGAATAATAACAAGCTGACCAGCTAACTCATCTACTGTATTAAAATCAGGATCTCTACTTGCTGCACCACTTGCTGGAACTAAATAAATACCATTCTCTGTAGCATCTGTTTGATCTTTAACTAAAACTTTATCACCTGTGACTAAAGAAATACCATCTAAAGTATCTCCATTTTCTAAAGCATTTGATAAATTAATATTTGCTGTTGTTGCTACTCTTGTAATAATTCTTGTTTTTAAACCTGCAACTAAATCATCTACATAACTTTTTGTTGTAACATCTGAACTACCTGATGGTGCAGACATACCTGTAATTGATCCACCTGTTATAGCAACATTATTTGCTGCTTGTGTTGCAATCGTTCCTAATCCTAAAGATGTTCTAGCAGTAGCTCCACTTTCTGTTACAAAATTAGAACCATCACCTACAATAAAATTACTGTCTGTTGGAGTTAATCCTGCAATATCAGCTAACTGTGCATCATATGCTTGAACATCACTTCCTATAGCTAAACCTAAGTTTGTTCTTGCTGTTGAAGCTGAAGCAACATCACTTAAGTTATTTGCTTTTACATTTTTTGCATCTAACTGTGTTTGTATTGCAGAAGAAACACCTGAAACATAACCAAGTTCAGTTGATGTTACAGATGATACTGCAACTTTGCCTGATGAATTTGAAACTAAAGCTCTTGATGCAGTTAAGTCTGATGTAGCTATTGTTGATGCAGCACCAGTTATAGATCCTGCTTTTGCATCTAATTGAGTTTGTATTGCAGATGTTACTCCATTTAAATATTGAAACTCTGCATCTGATACTGTTCCGTTTGCAATTTTTTCAGCAGATATTCCTGTAGGTATAGAATCATTTGTTTTTGATAATGCACCAATATAAACATTGTTTAATGCACCTGATGTTAAAGAACCTGCATCCCAAGTTACAGTAACTGTTGTGTTTGTAGAAAATGATGAACTAGCAATAGTTCCGTAAAGTGTTGCAGCTGTATCTGTAATTTTAATTCTTCTACCTGCATGATAAATTGAAGTAACATCTGAACCATTAATTGTAAATGAAGTTCCACTTACATAAGCTGCTGTGTATGTAGCATCACCATCTCCATACTCAATCCATTGTGCATCATTGAACCAATCTCTAGTGTTCTTCATCAATGCTCTAATGGCATTGTTAAGATTAGAAGGTAACATTCCTTCTGCTACTGAAATACTATTTAGTGATGTGTTACTAGCTTGGGTTGTTGAATAATTTTTAATATTAGTTGGCATTTAATCTCCTATAAACCATGCAAAGACTTTATTATTTTCTTTGTTCTTTTCGTTAATTAATGTGTTTATTGCTTCTTCAATTTGTCTTTGAAAAAACTCTTGAGTTTCAAAACTATATCTAACATTATCTATATCAGTTTTGTCCGTCATCTTAAACCTATTCTTGATGCTTTTAAATCAACTCCTTGTGCATGAGTCCAAGGTGTTCCGCTTGGTGTAGTAACTTGTATTCTAAAATACCTACCAGATTGTCTTACTGGATTATCACCACTTGTTACCATGCTTGAAGATGTTGAAACTGTTTCAGTATCAGATAGTTTTTCTTTACTTTTAATTATTACAGTTGCAGTAGCATCAACTATTGGTCTTACATTCGTTATACTACTTCTATGTCCTGGAAACAACTCTAATTCTCTAGTTTCTATAGTTCCTTCATTTTCTGTTCCTGAAAATATAGCTGCTTTATAATTATTATCTATAGCTCCTAAATATCTTTGACCTCCACTCCAAAAATCTGTGTCTAAAGCTATATTTATTTGGTCTAAGTTTTCTGAGATAATATCCATAAGTTCTACAGTATATGCACCTACGAACTGTGAAAATATGGTACTAGCACTAGCATCAGCCGTTGACCATTTTTGTGTAGCATAATTATAGATTAATATTTTATCGCAAATACCTGTTGTGTTAGCTGTATCTGATGCAGACGGATATAACCATAAAGCTAATTGGTTAAATGGATCTACAGCAGCACATATTCTATCAGAAAATGCTTTGTTTAAATCTACATCAAAGAATCTGTTTATTTTCTCAGCACCTATCGCAATAACATTATCACCATTGATTTCAAAGAAACCATCATCAGCATAGAAAAATACTCTTCTATTATCTTGGCAAACTGTTCTTCCATAAACAGCACCTCTGTTTGGAGATATAACTGATAGTCTAAATATTGTTGCACCACCAACATAGTCCATACGTATAATTTGGTTTTGTCTAAATACATAACCAATCTCACCTGAAGTTATGTGAA